CAAGTTCCCATTTTCAGCAATCCTTTCTGTCATACCTTGCTCTGATGTCATTCAGCATTGCTTGATAGAAATTTTCATCACATTCAAGCCGCCTTGCTTCATCACCACCAACAGCATATCAGAAATCATGCCAATCTGGAATTGCTTCATCAAAGTCTGAAAGAATGATTCAAATGAAGAATCTTGCAAGCCATGATTGAGAAGCACCACCAAAACCATTCAAAATTCACTCATCTCTGAGTTTTTTGACCTCAGAGGATGAAAGGTCTGTGAATTTCTTTTTGAGAATGTCTTGAGCTTGTTTTGAGTGGTTTTTCATACTATTTGAATGTCTTTCTGATGTAGAATTTTATTTTCTGAATTCTTCTGTTCAATTTTTCATCAATGTTCCTCATAATTCTCACAGTTCTGATCATTGCAAAATTATCTGCAAAATCCTCAGCAACATTTGTCATTCAATATTCTCTGTAAAAACTTCATGATCCTACTTTCATGGCTTGATCATAAAGTGAAGTATATTCATTCTTGTATTCTTCAGACAGCTCTTCAAACCAGATTTTATGTCAAATCTCATGGAGTTTGTAAAACTCAGTGAACTGATCTCACTCACACACATATATGCTTTGAGTCTCTGTTGAATAGATTCATCAAATTCATTGACCACACTTGTAGAAAGTTTCTGGAATAAGAAAACCAAGTGGAAGAAGTGAAATGATTGTTCAAGAAATGTAGGTTGTGATTGTCATATTAGATTTCCATATAGATATTACAGTCTTGAATTCGCTTTGTTCAAGTATTTGTCCAAGCTCAAGAATTGTAGTCTTTGTACATAGTGCAAACATTCACTGATGTTGCTATTTGTGCAAGTCATGGATTTGTTGGACTCGTTCAGTTGTCAACAATTGTTGTTGGAGCTGTCCATCTTGCAACACCTATTTCTGAGAATGGAATTGTGTATGTTGTTGCAACATTGTTTGAAGTTCATGCAGTACCCTCACGAATTTTCACATAGAGAGTATTTCATACAAGTTTGTATCTGTAAAATGTTGCTGTTGGATTAGCAGAATATCAAACTATTGTTGGAAGATATGTCAATAATCTTGTCTCATAAATTGGTCTTTGAATGAGATTCAGAGCAGTGGAAGTTGGAACAGTCCATGTGTATCATGCACCAGCTGAAAGAGTTGCTGAGAATCTTCAAACATTCTCATAAAAATCAGTTGAAACAGCACTTGCAATGTTTGAGATTGCACAATATTTCTCATTTGTTGTGGTTGTTGAAAAATCTCAATATTGTCTTCAGAATGGTATTCTTGCAAATCAGACTGTGACTCAAACAGTTGCATTATATCCAATATAGACAAAGTAGTCTATTTCAAAGGTTGCAAGCTCTGTGCTTCATGCATTGAACCAGTTTGTTGCTGCATTCTTTGTCACTGAAAGAGCTGAAATGATTGTTCTCACAGTGTCTCAGATTCTCACATATACTGGATCAGTGAGACTTGGATCATTTCATGCAAGAGTCTTTATTGCAACAGTGAGATTGTTTGAAGCTACACTTGGAACAATCTTTCAGTTCAGCAAGAAGCCTTGAGGTGCATTGAAAGCTCACTTGATGAGTCAGGTGCATTCAATGTCTCAGAATACTTTTATGTCTTGGAATTCGTTTTTCATAGAATGATTTTATAGAGAAATAAACTTATTGACAACTGTTTTTCATTTTGGCATTGATAAGTCTCAGAGAAATGCTTTTGATAGGTGTTGAACTTCAACATCTGTGAGAACTCTATTGAATATCTGGATTGGTCAAAGCATTCAGTTCAACCATCATTGTGTGAATGCTGTTCATGTTGAATTTTGGTATGCTCAGATTCAGAATGGATATGTACTTTGAGAATCAACAGCAACATCAGCACTGATTGAGACACTTCATTTATTGATTCAGTCAACCCAAAGAACATGATTTCATACTCTGTTCATTGTGACAATGGCAATATGCCAATTTCAGTCAACATATGGAGTTTGTGAAATGGTGACATTTCTAACTGTTCATCAAAGTGAACAAAGACTCGTCAGATTTCATGATTCAAAAAGAAGTCAATATCTTCCTCATCATGCAGCTGCTTTTGTCTTTCAAATCAATCATGTCAATGCTCACACACTTGAGGTTTTGAATCTCACAACATATGAAAAATCTCATAATCAAATATCAAGAACATCTCACATGGTGATATAGTCATTGATCCCATCAAAACTGTATGCTGAATTCGTGTTTCAGAATTTATCTGTTGCAAGAACAGCTCAATTCACTGTTCAATTGTATCAATTTCATGTTGAATCTTTTATATTTCAATTCATGTTATACAATGCCTGAAGTCAACTTGTCTCAGTGTGTATTCAGTCAAGTTCACAAGAAAGATATTTTCATCTTTCCATTGAAGGTTGTCACTTCATAATTCTTGAAAGCTTGGCAACTTCTCAATCTGACAATGCTCTATTGAAAAGACACATTCTTCAAAGACTTCCATCAAATATTGAAGTTGTTGTTCTTCAATAATAGAAATGATCTGAGTATGAATCAAGTGTTCATACTGCTGCTTGTGTTCAAACTGGAAGTCAATCATAATAATAGTGAAGCAGTCAAGTTGCACTATTTTTGACAACTGCTATTGAATGCCAATTTCAGTCAAAAACTCATCATGTGAAAGCAAATCAATATGTCACTCATGCAACTCTCATGAGAGCTGTCAAGTTTGTTCATCTTGCATAAAAATTCATTTGAGTGTTTTCTTTTTTGTAGATTGTGTGATAATATCATCAGAATCAGTATGTTGTCACATCAGATTTGATCATGAAAATGATACTTGAATCAGTGCTTCAAATATTGATATTTCACAGATTGATTGAATCTCATGCACTTGGATTGAATGAGTATGCTGAATTTGCATTTCAAAACATGTCAGTTGTTGGAGTTGCACCAGAAAGAGTTCAGTGATTTCAGTTTCAACTTCAGTCTTTTGTGTTTCAATTCATTCAGAGCATTGCAACAAGTCAAGTTGTGTCAACTCATACAGTATCAAAAGAATGAGAAAGAAGCTCACCATTTGACATGATTGAAGTTGTTCATGTTCAAATCTTGTATAGACTCATCACCTCTGCATCTGAAATTGCTCTTCCATATATTCTGATGGAAGAAAGCTTTCCGTTCAACCTATATGCACCTCATCATCCATATGCTCACATCCACTGTCAACCTGAGTTTGAGGAAATTGCTAATGCCCATGATTCTTCAGCAACTTTGACTCAGTTCACATATATTCTCTTGAATGCACCATCGTATGTTGCAACTATATGATACCATGTGTCCACAGCGGTGATTCCAGCAGCTGATTTTGCAATGATAGTGGAATGATAAGCTGAAGAAGGCTTTGTTCTGAAGACAAGATTTGTTCACTCTGAGAAAAGAGAATATTGAGTGTTGACAGTTCATTTTTCAAAAATGAATCAATTTTGACTCAAAGCAGCAAATGAGATAAATGCAGATATTGTCAGAGTTTGCACATCAAGAGCTGGATTATTGACACAATAAATCCATTCAGCACTTCAATCAAATTGATATGCTGAGTTGGATTCTCAGAGTTGGTTTGTTGTCAAAACTGGACTTCATGTCAACACTCAATGAAAACCACTTCCACTTGTATCTCTTGCATCTCAGTGGAAGTTGTAAAGTGCTAGAAGTCAGTCATTTATTGACATAGATTAGTTGATTGTAAAGTCTATTGAACTTGTCACTGTATTGAAAGAAATATTTGCATTTGTTGAAATATTCACACCTCATACTGGAACAACTGGAACAGATGAAAATGTCTTTATTCCTGCAATTGTCTCATTTCATGTATCATGGACAACATCGGCATCATTTGCTTTTGCATCAAGAAGAGCTTGAAGTCATGGAACATCAGCAGCTCTCTGAAGTGGACTTTGTGCATTTATCTGAAGAACTCATTGAGTTGCATGATCTCTGAGAACATAAGCAAGTTGTTGAATATATCCTGTTGCTGGAACTGTTGTCTGAAAAGCTCAAGTTCAATCAAGATATAATATGTCTCATTCATTGAATGCTGAAGTGTCTATATCATAGACAACTCCATTTGAGATCATCATTCAGAATCATCAGTTTGCAATATCTTCAGAAGCAACTCAGTTTGCAACTCATGTTGCTTGGTTTGCAAGTGCCACTGTGAAGGCTGCTTGTCCTATATTGTATCATGTGACAATCAAAGGTTGTCATTTGAGAATTGTTTGTGTAGCTTTGACATAAAAATGAAGAGCCTTTGCATGAACTTCATTTGTGTGATCCGTCATTGTTTTTCAAGTCAATTGTTGGACTCAATCTTCAGTGACAATCTCAAAAGTGTCTATGATCTCTTGAAAGGATGAATCTCTTGCTTCTCAACCATCAGGAGTTGAAGACAAAAGAACCCTGTCTGTAAGGACTGGAATTGGTTTGTCAGGTGTTGTGGTTGGAAATAGTGGCATAAGATTTGATTATTTTACTTTGCAGAATGTTCACATGTCAATCTTTTTGTGCATCTCAGCAACCTGTGCTGATACCGTTGTGACTGCTTGTGCTGTCTGAAGATGGACTTGGTTTGATTCTTTTATGAGTCAAACGAATTGAAGAAGATTTGCTTGATTCTGTGACCTTTCTAGTGTGATTTGATTCATGAAGTATCTGATCATGAAGTATCCGCCGATTGCGAGAACTGCAATGCTGATTGATTTGTCAGCGAGTTGTGAAACGAATTCAGAAGTGAACATATTTTATTTGTTAAGTGAAAGAATAAATGTTTTGAACTTTTCCTTTGCAATGTATCACTCTTTTATGAATTCAAGTTCTGCAATTTCTTCATCTGTTTTCTCTGTGATAGATGAAAGGAAATTCCATCTTTGGATGTATGCCATTTCAGAATTTGGATCACCTTTGAAGTATCTCATGACAATCATTGGTCAAACTTCATTCCTGTCAAAAGTGACTCAGTTTGTTGAAACTGATTCATAATCTTCAGCAGAACAAAGTTCATTTTTGATCTTTGCCTTCATTGATTCAAAGTCTTCTTCAGGAAGAAGTTTTGCTTGGATCAGAACACTATATCCAGACTCTTCATCAGATTGAAGAATGAGAACCTGAGTTTCTGGATCAAAATCAACATCTTCTGTGTGGATGCAATCTTCTCTGTGTGAGTAATCAGCACCAACCACATATGTTCAATCATCAAAGAAAGAAATTGTCATATTATTTTTCTATAAAAGGATAAGCCTTGAGAGAAACACTTCATGAAACGGTTCAACCTGAACCGAAACCGAGAAGAGTGATTCTGACTCTTCATGGTGGATATACATCATCACCAGAAGCTGAAGTTGCAGTCACATTGGCAACTGTCACCCAACCGTTTCAAATATTATATTCAAAATATGATTGAGTATTGAATGAGTTCACTGACCACACAGCCCTGCATCATGCTGGACAATCAACCTCATATTGCCATGTTCATGTTTGTCATGGTCAGATACTTTGTGAATATGATTCAGAGAAGTCACCATTTGTTGACTTCATGATCTTTATTTCTCAATTTGCTTGAGCTGTTCAAGCATATGACATTGTTGTTCATGGAGTGAGTCAGATTGTTCCTGCTGTATCTTGAAGGAAATAGTTTCTTCATGATTTCAGTGATGCTGGTGCTGTGTACACATCATCAATTGTCTTTGAGATTGAATCATACATAGAAAGAGCAGATGGAGCATAGAGCTGAACCCTTGAAAGTTCTTTCTTGATGTTTGCTTTCGCTCTGACCGCCATTCTCTGATAAAATCACTTTCCATAAATACATGGAGTCTCAGTATAGAGAAGACTTCACCAGACTCATGCATTGTTCACTTTATATGGAAAAGCAATGGTGTCATTTGTGTGGAAAGCAAGCTTGTAATAGTTTGAACCATCCAAAGCACCACTTCTTTTCATGACTACCCAATATGGTGTTTTGTCTGTTGGAGTTATTGAGGAAATTGCTGAGTTGTATAGAGCAGTTGAAGTTGTGATTGTTCCACCTGCAATTGATATGATCTGAAGGTCAACTCCTGATGGTGATCATGCTGAATCTGCTTGAATAGCAATTTGACAGTTGTCAACTGGTGTTCCAACCTTGAGAAGTCAACTGCTCAATTCTGTCATGGCAATTCCAGTTCATACAAGACGAACTGCAATATTTTGAGTTGCTGAAGCGTTTCAGAATGCTATTGATGAATCACAAGCCATTGGTGGAACTATTCTTTCAACAGAGATTGCATCTCATTGTGCAACTGCTTCTCACAATACGAATGTTTCCACATCAATTGATGGTGGGATTATAGAACTGACCTGAAAGTTTGTTCCATCGTATGTGACAGTTGTGATTTGTCATGCTTTTATATCTCAACTCATGAGAGCATCAGAGACATTCTTCTTGATTGATTTCACTCAGAGTCAATTCACATTGATTGTGGAAGCTCAAGAGTTTGCATTCACCGCCTTGAATGTGAAAGATTGACCAGCAACATATGCTGTTGGAGCTGGATCAAGTGTGATAATATAGGCATTTGCAACACCTGTGTCATCTGCATATGTGTGATCCTGATTCTGAACTCATTCCTTTGAAGCAAGGTTCTCTTGCATGTCCTTCAAGAACTCAGCTGAAACAACAACTTCAACAACATCATCAGCATCAAAGCTGAGAGCCTGTTGAATGTTTGTGGTTGCATCATCATCAATTGGAACTTCTTCATATGCTCGAATGAGTCCAGCACAAGTTGCACCAGATCGAGTTGCAACATAGATATTTTCACGAGCGGTGACCACTCATGCAACAGTCTTTGTTGCCTTCATGATGAAGTTTGATGTTGGAAATCTATCATACCGACCTTTCAAAACACAGGTCAAGTCTGTGTCATTGATCGGAAGGTTGAATGCTGCATAAGCATTGTTTGATGAGTTGTATTTTTTTAATGCCATATGAAAAAATTATATAAATAATGTTACTTTTTGAGAACAGAATTTCAGAAAGAAATAAAATCACCAACATACACAGTCCACTGGTCTGTTTGCTTTGAAATTTTAGTGATCTTCTTATTCTCAAAGTTTGACTTCAGATTGTTCACTGTCAGAAGCATTCATGGAGTAATGGAAGAGGACTTCTGAGGTTTCATGATCACTGAGATTTCATTTCTCTCATATGCAAATTCTTGAATCTTCTTTGCTCAAACTGTGTTCTGTGTTGTTGCATCCTGAATATCTGCATCAACCTCTTTTTTCTCTATAACTCAGAACAGTGCAACAGATGCTGCATCAGAGTATGTTTGTTCATTGCTCAATGCTCTTTCATGGTAAAGCTTGTTGACCATTTCCCTCTTGTGCTTTTTCCTATTCACCTTGATGACCTGTCTTCACATGGTGAGAGAAACACCAGTCTGTCCAGAATCTTGCTGAACATAGCAAATTCCATCTGATCAGATGAAGAAAGAGAATCACTTGTCCTCAAGAGCTTTCTTCAATGCATCAAGACAAGAATCATTGTCAAATTCATAGTTTGCAGCGGTTCATGTCACATCAATGCTGCTTGCTGTGTATCTGATGAGGTTTCAGCTCAGGTTCTGTGTGTTTCCTCAAGAAAGTGTTCAATAATCAGTGTTGAATGAATCAATGATTGATTTCACAAGGTTTCATGGTGTTGCTGATGCTGTGAAGTTCCTATTTGCACCGCTCTTGAATATCTTGTCATTGAGAGCTGTGAAGACTCAGAGAAGCTGGACATTCACAACAGAATGATTTTCATATTCATCTTCTGAAATTTCCTCAATGATTCATGTGTATGTTCTGGAAATATCTTTGTTCTCTTCATCAACTTCACGAATTTCAACAATATCTGTTGCAAGATAGAATGAAGCATCTCACTTGAAAGACAGAAGCAAATCAGATTGTCATCATTCCAAATCCTCAGAAAATGAGATTTCTGAGGTGATGTCTCTTGGATTTATCGTTTTTTTGAATGTTCAGATTCTGGAATATACCTTGATTTCAAATGATTTCATATACTACAAGAAAGTTGGATAATGAAGAATATAAGCATTCACATCAACTGAAGAGCCTGTCAGATCGAATGTGAACACTGATTGTCACACTTGCATTGGCATCATGACACCAGTGAAATTCACTTCAACATCATTCACAGTGACCTTTTTTTCTATGAAGTCAAAGATGACAACTGAGGATGGAAGAATTGTTTCAGCAATGTTGATTGTATATCATGAGGTCTCTCACACCTTTTTCATGGTGATTCCAATACCTGTGAGAGTGGATCATGAATTTGTGATCAACTCAACAATAGGATATGTCTTGTATGTTCCTTCATTTGTGACAACTTTTGAGAAATCATCTGTCATGTTCTGGACATATACTTGTGACAAATCTTTGAACTTCCAGTGAGGTGAAGTGATGAGAAGTTCCATTTCTATTCACTCAACAAAATCATCAAGTTTCTTGAATGGTGGGATGACTATTGAAGTCACTGTTGCTTCATACCTTCTGATTTTCCCTCACACATTTATATCAAGATTTCATTCAACTCACTGAGTGTTCTTTTTGAGATCATCAATTCTTGCAATCAGATCATTGTGTGTTGAACCCTGTATATAGAGAACAAGAGTGATTGTCTTTGGATCGTACTTTTTATCAATCACTGATCATCAATCAGAGAGTGATGAAACAGCTGAAGTGATGCTTGCAACAATGTTGTGGATATTTCATTTTTGAACAGCAATTCCAACATCAGAATTTTGCATCTGATATGTGAGTCTTGATGCTTCCAAAACAGTGAGCTTGTTTCATTGGAAATCATATAGTTGATCACCATAGACATCAAGAAGACTCACTTCCTGAAGAATGTTTCCTGTGTAGTATGCACAGTTGAAAGACATGAGATTGTATCAGTTGAATGCAATCAGATATTCAGCATCTTCAGCATACTGGTGATCCTGATTGAACAGGTCTTGATTGAATTGATTGTTGTTCATATTATTTTGAAATTCATTTATTGGCTAAAACAACACGATTTGCAAGGTCTCTTGCAAGAGCATCTTGGTCAACTTTGTTGTTCACTGTTGCATTCACAACTTGATTGACTGTTGTGTTTGAAGTGTTTGACACTGGTTGTGGTGCTATTGCACCCACCATGTATCATGCTTGCATTCTGAGTTCTATGAGTCTCAAGAGCCTTTGTTCTTCCTGAGCATATAGAGACATTCTTCTGTCAATCTCTTTCTGTGTGTTGTCAGTGATTCCCTTTTCCACAAGAGCAATCATGTCTTTGTACTTGTTGATTGCAAGTTCATTTGCTGATTTTCGCTTCTCTTGAACCAGAAGTTCTTGTTCTGCTTGATACTTTGAGAGTCAGAGTTTTTCTTCAATCTCTGTTTTCTTTCTCTGAAGTTCAGCTTGCTTGTTGGCTTTATCAATGGCAATCTGTCAGAGTTTATCTTGAAAATCAAATCTGTCCTGTTCTGTTCAAGAGAGAGAAGCCCTCTGTTGTTCTTTCGCTTTTGTGTTCTGATCGAGAAGACCAGAGTTCTCAAGCTCTTTGATCTGGTTGATTGTCTCATCAAGATTCTTTTGGATTGTAGGATCAGGAAGAGTTGCTGTTCAAGCTGCTTCATTCTGAGCTTTTGCAAGATCAGCTTTCAACTTCTTTTGTTCTTCCAGAAGTGATCTGTATCTATCACCAGCAGCATCAAGGGATTTTTCATCTGCATCTTTTCCAACATTTGCAATTTCCTTCTCAATATCATTGATTTCTTTGAGAGCATCTTTGAGTTTTCAGATATACTCTTCTGTTGATTTGAGGTCATTTTCTCTGAGTTTCACAGCTTCTTCAAACACTTTCTTCTGGAATTTGATTGAATCCTCATATATTTTCTTTCTTTCTGCTTCTGCTTTCTTTGCAAGATCAGCTCACTTTTTCTTTGATTTCTCATCATCTTTCAGAGAAGATCATGCAACCTTTTCAAGATCATAGTTGAGTTGTTTTGCTCAGTCAACCTGAGAAGTTGCATCATTCAAATATTCCTTGAGAGCCGCTTTGTTCAAGTCTTGCATCTCTGCTGTGTGTGCCTTGTATTGTGTCCGCTGCACATCAAGAGCAAGAGCCTGTTCAACTCATGCATCAAGCAATTCATTTCTATATGCAATTTTATCTTTCTTTGCTCACTCAGTGTCAAATATTTTAGTATTGAATCAGCTTGCGAGTTTCCATTCTTTTCAAAAAAGAGTTCATAAATCAATAAGTGCTTGTTCTGCAGATTGAAAAAATACATTCAGAACTTCCGCTGCTTTATTAACTCAATTTGCAATATATACTGGAAGATTATCAAATGTTATTCATACATTCTGAACCCATATATCAAGATTATCTCATATATTTGCAAAAGCAGCATTCCAAAGAACTCAGAACTTCTTGATAAATATCACAACACCATTGAAGACATCCGCCACATAATACCAGCGGTCAATGATGTATGCTGTCACAATGGTTGTGATCATCTGCATTCCTTTGAAGCTGTTTGAGAACTGATCAAATAGCCATGAACCGAGATCAACAACAAGCTTTGCAAATGGAATCATTGCTGTTCCCATCTGCTCAAGAAACATGGTGAATTTATCTTTCAAGTTTGACCATTTTCCAGTGAGTGTTTCTGCTTGAACTCACATCATGTTTGCAAATCTTCCTCACTCTGAAGCCATTCTCTTGAATGCTTCCTGAACATCATTGAATGATATTTTTCCATCTTCAACCATCTTTCTTGCTGCCTGTTCTGTCACTCCATACATCTTTGCAAGCTCAGAAAGAATTGGAATTCCAGCATTCATGAACTGTCTGAGTTCTGTTCAATAGAGCTGATTTGCTGTTCTGACCTGTCAATATGCATATGCAATCTGATCAAGCGGTGTTCCTGTTGCTGCTGCTGCATCTCAGAGAATCTTGAGTGTTCCTATGAGGGAATTGGAAGAGACACCGAAAGCAAGAAGTTGTTTTGCAGAATCCCTGATCCCTTGAATCTCAAATGGTGTCTTTGAAGCAAAAAGTGACAAATCAGAAAGAAGTTCTTTTGCTTTCTCACCTGATCAGAGCATCACAGTGAATGAAAGTGAAGCTTGTTCATATTTATCTCAGAGAAGAAGTGCTTCTTGACCGAGCTTGAACACAGCAGCACCAACCGCTGCAATACCAGCAAGCAATGCTCACTTTCAGAAAGCCATTCATATTGTGTTCCCTGATTCCTGTGCATTCTGTGATAATCCCTGAAGCTTCTGTCAGAGTGATGTTGCTCAGAGTCAGACAGTATTCATTGCATTTGCTGCTCACTGTGCAAAGCTTCCTGTGAGAGCAGAAAGAACCTTTCAGAATCCAGAATTGATGTCAATTCATACCTGTTGAAACATCTTTCAAAGAACTGACACTTCTTTGTCACCAGTTCGGACAAAGTTTGTCAATTCCCTGTTTGCCTGTGTGATCTGCTTCTTGAGAATTTCAAGATCACCTCAGAGCTTCTTTGCAAGGTCTGAATCTCAGACTTTCATTGACTCTGCAAGAGCCTTTTTGACCACATTCAGCTGCTGTCTGAGTTGTCATAGGTCAACAGCCATCTTGATTGCTTCAGGACTTCTCAATCTCTCAATCTCTTGTTCAGACTGCTTGAGAGATTTTTGATCAGTCTCAACAATGATTTGTGCTGTCAGTTTTTCTGTTGCCATATTTTACGGATAAAAGATGAATAAAGGTGTTATTTTCCAGCTTCCTCAAAAGCTCTTCTGGTCTCTTCTGCTCTTCTCTTAACTTCTTCTTTGTCCACAAGAGCAATTTGATTTTCTGTCTGTCATTCCTTGTCCTGTTCATTCATGTTGAAGATGATTCAATCCTGAAGCCACATGAATTGTTCAAGTGTGTAGTTTTCAAACAGGTCAGTTGGTGACATGCAATATTTCTGACAGACTATGGACAAACCAGCTGAAAACAGTGATTTTTTGTTTGAATTTGATGTGCTTTTCCTCAGATGTGCAGTCTTTGTGAATACTGATTCATATGTCCTGAATCTGTTCTCAAGAATACTTTGAATCATTGCATCAACATCAAGAGACCTTTCAATCTTCCCTCTGAATCATTTGAACATCATGGAAACCACTTTTTCAAGCGGTGTGAGAGGAATTTGCTTTCTGATCATAGAATATAGCTCTTTCACCTGATCAACCTGAGACAATGCAAAAAACTCATGATATTCTTTCATGGTTGCTTGCTGATATTTGAGAGTGAAAATGCTCTTTCAATTTACTGAAAGAAAATCTTGTTCAAATGTTTTCTTGAGTGGAAATTCAGTTGATTTCATACTGCATATTATATTGAAAATGTTCTTTTTTGAAAATCTCAGAAAAACATTTTGCTTTTAGCAAAATAATGATATAATATCTGTACTTCATAACTTTTCCACAAATGTTGAAAGCATCAAAAACAGACTTCTGAAAAACAGATTCTTGGTATATATGGAACACTGAAATATGAGAATATGGATGATGGATTGAAGACAAGAAGTGGTTCAAGGAAAAATGACTTGAGTGCAAAAGAGCAAGACAGTGATGGACACCACATTGCTATGCATCAAGATCACAACTTGAAAATCTTTGAATAATAATTCAAGAATAAAAAATCCCCTCAGATCGAGAGGATTTTTTTGAAGAAATAGAGAATTAAACCTCTTTGCGAACATAGAAATTTCCACCCTCAGCAACTTCAAATTCAAGAGTGACACCAGCAAAATCCTCTCTGTTGAGGTTTGCAAAAGGCATTGTCACATCAGCTGAAAGAGCAGATTTCACAAAGTAGAAAGTATTTGACTTTCCACCCTTTGGACAAGAGACGAACTTGAAACATTGATATGGATTTGTCTTCATTGTTCTTTTCATACCAATGAGTTGAAAACCAGCAGCAGTGTTGAGTTCAGTTCAGAGAATCAGTGCAAGATTTGCCATTTCAAGAATCTCTTGGACATCAACTTTGAATCATGGAACAAGTTCATTCTTTCGGGAAATCTCACCAACATCACAATAATCTGTGAGGATGACTTTCTCATCACCCTTTTTGACGAATGGTTCAAATTTCTCAAAATATCCAATGTCTGAATAAGTGAGAGCAGCAAGAGTTGTCACCGCTTCATCCTCATTTGTACCATCACCATCTGCAAAGGTGGTTCAAGTGTAGTTTGTAGCAATATACAACTTTCCTGTGCCATTCTCACCAAACAGACCATTTTTTTCAAGATCGAGTACAGCCATATTTGGAAAAATAAAGGAAATAAAATTTTGTGAAGCAGAACTCCCCAGCTCACTTCATCCTCAGCATTATAGTGGAAAAAGTGACTTTTGAAAGATTATGGAAGTCTTGGTGTTGCAGCATATCTGCTCTTGTATCTGAACATATACTGTGCAACAATATATGGTCTTTCCTTTGTATCTGAGAGGATTCCAGATTGTCACCGCTCTTGGATTGAATAGATGGTGAAACCTCATGGAAGCTCTATTTTGTCACCACATTCTGTCACCACAAGATTTGAGAGTGCATCAAGGTCTTCATAGAGAACAACATCTGGTGTTGCCTTGTCACCAGCAATGATGACAAATTCAATGATTGCTTCCTTTTCCAGAACACCTGTTGAATCATCCTGAATTGCTGGTTGATTGTCTATAAGATAGAAATATCAATTCACTCAGGTGATTTCTCATGCAGGTTTTCATGCATAGATTGGAAAACCAACAGAAAGACCAGCAATGTGAGTCTTGATCAGGTCAAAATATGAACCTATGTTTGCAATCATGTATTTATAAGTTAAAAGACCAATAAAATCAACCAGCACTTTTCTTGATTCATCTGCAAACTTTTGATATTGTTGAAGAATCAATTCATGTTTCCTCTTCAGCTTTTTTTGCAGATGAATATGTGCATATTATATTTCAATTCAATATTTTTGAAACACTTTTGCTTCAATCTCTTTTAACTCTTCATAGAACTCTGAATGCATGCTTCAAGTTGTCTGATCGAGTTGACCACTCAAGATTGTCTTTGTGACAGTTGAGCTTGTTTCAGTCTTTGTGGTTCACTTCTGGAAGATTCAGAGGATTTGGAATGAATGCAATTGCAACAAGGCGGTGAACAAAGAATGTCTTTTTCTTTGACTCTTTCGCAAAAGAAAGTTTCAAATATCACTTATTGTTTATTGCTGGACTCATTACTTTCTCAGGCATTATATATCATGATCAGTCTGAGCGGTTTTTTCTGAAAACTCATATGCTCTTTATTTCTCATGATTCACTGACTTGATACAATCATTCATATCAGGTGATGTCTTTCCATTGTTCCATTATCATGGAACTATCTTACTGAAGATAGTCTTGAAAGCAAATTTCTTTTTACTTTCAATAATGCTCTTTGATAGGTTTCAGCTCACTTTCATACAAATATAGAACCATCTCGCATATTCCATCTCACAGGCTTTCTCTTCCATCCATATTCAACCTTTTCTGAATAGTCTCATTCATTCACAACTTCTCAGATCACCTTTCATTGCTCAAACCTGATTCACATGATCCTGTTCTGAGAAAGAAAGGTTCATGTTTTGACTGGTGATTTCATATTGACCTGTTGAAGCAGTTCTGGAAGTGTGTCTTTCACTGCTTTGATTGCCATGTCTTCAACCATCTTTCACAGATTTATTGAGAAATTTGATGCCATGTTCTATGTAGTGGAAGAAATGAATATTTGAAGATTTTCCAGTCTTCATCTGTGGTTGTGGTGCTTCACTATCTGGTCAATCTTGAATATTCCAATGTCTGAATCAACAACATCTCAGACAGCAACCAATGAATATGCTGGTTCAAGATTCATTTCAAAGCTGTTGTCTGATGTCTGGACTGCAAGAGGTGTTTCACCATATCTTCTTGTGCTTTTCCAGATTGCACATTTGATGTCCTCATATCTGACAATCTTTGATTCAACCATTGTTCACCTTTCTTCAACCTGTCAGAAAGTGTATATTGTGCATGTGTAGTTGTAGAATCTGCGGTTCATATTTTGCTTTTAGAAAATTCTCAAGTGAACTGGAATATATTTTCTGAGTCTTGAAGCAACTGATTTCTGTGCTGCATCTGCTCAACCTTGTCATCTTGATGGATCAGACCATTTGACTGTTCTTGGTCATGTTTGCTCTTCAATGACATCTCTTCAGAGGTCTTTTGAGAACTCAAGACCAACCATTGTTGCAATGATATTTTCAAAATCATCTGGTGGTGCTGAATATCAAGCGGTGTATTTCACCTTGAATTTATCAAAACTTGTGCTGATAAATGATGAAAGGTCTATCACCTGAGCAGTTCCATCATCGAGAATCAAATAGTCAGTTCAATTCACCTTTGTTGTGAAATCCACTCAATCAATTTCTTTGATTGCTGTTGGATTGATCACAGATAATGGAAGAAATCATTTTTTCACACTTTCCATGTTGACTGGAAAATATTCTGATTTTTCTCACTCTTCAATATTTCATATTTGAAGTGAAACTTGTGAAAGTACACCTTCAAGAATTGCTGTCAATCTTGTGTCATCAGAATTGTCAGTGATTCAAAGTATAGTTTTTACGGTTGCAAGTGAAACGAATGTTGCCATAATCTTGAAAATAATTCTGAATAATATTTGAACAGGATTGTGAGCAAAACCGACCTCACAGAATCGCTTCTGCAAAGAGTTTTGCCCACTGTCCTTTCCATATATCGAAAACACAGTTGCTCTTCACTATTGTGAAGAAAATGTGCTTTTTTACTGTGCAGGATTTTTGAGAGCTTCAACAGCATCATTTGCTGTCTTGAGTGCTTCTTCAGCAGCAGCCTTTTCAGCTTCCTTTGCGGCAGCTTCAGCAGCTTTCTTTGCTTCTGCTTCTTTGTCTTCTGGTGAAACAAGGAGTTTTTCAACATCCTTGAATGAAAGTGTCACTTCTCATAAGAACTCAAGACCGAGTCTGAGAAGAGGAAGATAGTCAGAGAAAGAAACAATTACTTTTTGATTTTTCTTGAAATCTTCTCTTTTGTTTCCACCAATCGAGACTGTCAAATTCTCTGTGAACTTGAATGCATAAAGTGTGACCATATGAATCTTGATTGTTTAAGGGATAGAGAAAAAGAACCAGCACCACAAGTGAATGTGGTGCTTTTTCTTATATGTTGACGATAAGTGCAACAGGTGAAGTTGCAGCTTTGTTGTTCTGAACATCATTGAATGTGAGAGCAACACGAGCTGAACCAGTAACACCAGTGAGCTGTTCTTCAGCATATCGAGAAGTTTCAGTTGTGAGACCTCTGCGAATACCAACAATCATTGATGGAACATGGACAATTGCCATTGCACCCTTTGTGTTGTTTGCTGGTGTTGCTGAAATTTTTCCGTTTGCTTGAGCCTTGACCATCTCTTCACGATTGACAATCTGGATTCCGTCAATTGCTACAAGAACACCATCCTTGATGGTTGCTGCATCACCGAACTTTTCGATTGTCTCAACTTGTGAGAGTCCAATAAGTTCAAAGTATGAAGAAACATCAGGAACAAGGCGGAGTTTTGAAGGATCGAGACCTTTCGCACCCATCTTTGCACGAGCTGTGCGGATGTTTTCAACAGCAAGATTTCCACCAGCATCAACAGTTGCACTCTTTGTGAATGCAAGTTTGCGGATTCCATCAAACTTGAGAAGATCAGTCTTGTTTCCATCAGGAAGAGCAGAAGTGTTTCCATCAATAATATTGATGTTTGCATTTGCACCAGTTGCAACATCACCATTGATGATGATTTCATGAACTGATGTTTCATATGCAGCAGTGAGTTCACCCATTACATATTCAGCAATGTTGATGACAGAGTCTTCAAGAAGTTCATCTGAATAGTAGATTGTGACAATGAGTGTCTTTGCTTCAAGAGAAACAGAAGCTGTGATTGCTTTCTTGTTCTCACCAGCAACAGCACCACCAACTGGAGAATTTGAATTTTCAGTTGTTCAAACCATGCGGATTTTAGCACCACGAACTGGAAGATCAAGAGTCTTTGCAGTCATTGTCTTGATTGTTGCACCCTCAAGAAGAGAGCCTTGAACCTGAAGTCGCTCAATGAGTTCTGATGAAAGAACAACTTCTTGAACGAACTCTGCACCAAAACCAGCTTGACCAGTTGACATTGCTTCATTGGCATTGGTTTTGATAAATTGTTCACCAGTCATGTCAAGGAGTTGACGGACAGTGAGTGTCTCACCCGAATTTTTGAGAGCAGCTGAGAAGTCATTGAGCATCTCGCCACCCTTCTTGTTCACATGCATGAGAGCAATTGCATTATAGAACAGTGCTTCTTTTGGAGTCATAAAAAAGAAAATAAGAGAAATAAAGAAATTTGAAACTATTTTTGAATGTATTTTTCACTGAAGTCCTCAAGAGAGTTCACATCAGTTTTTTCATCTGTTGTTTCAGGAACATTCACCTGATTATCAACAACAGTTGCAAGGTTTTTTCTGTCCTCTTCCCTCTTGCTGTTTATAGCATCAGTCAGAGCCTTTTCATGATCACTGTTCAGCTTTGCAATCTCACTTGCATGATCTTGCTTCATCTTCTCAATTTGATTACTGAGAGAATCAACAGTGTTCTTGAGTGTTTCAACATCATTGACATCATCTGTTTTCACAGAATTTGTCTCTGTTGCTGGATCAACACCATTACCAGCACCACCATCAGTTTCACTTCCTGTGGCTGTTGCTTCAGATGCTGGGGTATCTGTTGCAGCAGAAGCAGTTGGTGTCTCTTCTGGTGAGTTGTCCTTTTTGATCTCTGGTTTTTCCATAGTCAAATTATTAGAGGATAAATTCGCTTGATTAGAGCCTGATTTTGAATTTTTATACTCTTCAGCAATCTTTGTGAAAGATTTGCCTATTGAGTTCTGCACTGCAAGTGCCTTTTCGTTGCTTCCAATGGTGACCATTGAATTTTCAATCATTTGTGCTTTTGTGATGATGAGTGTGATGAAATCATTTGCCCATCCATAGAGAGCATAGAAAACATTTTCCCATCCATACTTTTCTTCTGCTTCAGCTTTTGTCAGTTTGTTTCCTGTGTCATTCTCTTCAAACATATATTCAACTGTGATTGCTCAAGTTGATATTCCTGAAACATATCCATTCTTGATTTGCTTTGCATGTCTTGGTTCAAGAGTGTCAAGGTCAACATAGAACAGACCATTCAAGTTCTTCTCTTCATCCAACCAGAATTGAACTGCATGTCCAATTGCACCATAGTATTGATCATGCTGCCAGAGGATCACAGGATTGAGAGAGTATGAATCAAAAATCCATCCTGTCTGATCATACTTGTATGAATTTCTTGAAGCTTCACCAGCTGCATAGTTTTGTGAAACTATACCCTTGAAGACAACAATATTTTCAGAAGTTGGAATTGTCTTTCAAGTCTTCTTCATCTTGGAAGCATCAATCTTCATGCTGAGTATTGAATCAATACTTGCTTGATCGAGCTTGTCACAGGTCATTGGAAGATCGAACCTGTTTTCAGTGATGTTTGTTTCTGTTGGATTCATAATGAAAAAATTATAATGAGAAAAATGACTTTTGAAAATTATTGATTTTCTGTGTCTGGATTATCTGTTCAACTCTGGTCTTTGTTCTTCTGTTCTGATGCTTTGCTCTGTGAGAACTCATCTCATCAATCAACAGGATCATATTGAAGAATTTCTCTTGCTTCATTCCTTGTGATGACACCTTTTTCAAAGAGTTTCACAGAGAGATCAGAACGGATTGTGAGTGTTCTGATATTATCTTGAAGAGTCACATATGAATATTCAGGTCAAAAACACACCTGAAGAATCCCTGTCATGAACTCATCAATCATCTTTTCTTTCTCTTCAATTCTGAAATAGTATGTTTCAGATTGAACATTTCCAACACTCTTGTTGGAAGTCTCAGTGATTCAGAGAATGTCTTTGTTGACCTCATAGACTGCACACACCATGTCCAATGTGAACTTTCGTGTGTTCACAAATTCCATGTCAGAAATCTTGTCTTGAACTTTCACAACTCACTTCACTCATTCCCACACAGAAGCCCTGTGCCTGTTCTTCCCTCAGCTGTACTTTCCAGACTCAAGAACCTCTTTCAACTGCTTCTTCACCTTTGCTGCTTCAGCTGCATCAGTTGGCAATGAATAGTCAGGATCAAGAAGAATCACTGATGCTGGTGTTTGATTATTCCTGAAGAATGCAAGGTTTGAATCTCTTGCTTCTTTGTCTGTCTCAAGGTCAATGAAGAGTGATTCCATCTTTGATCTTCCAACACACTCATATTTCAAGTCAGTGTCTCATCTGAGGT